GTAACATCAACAGGGAATGCGAAAGAAGGAAAGGAAGGGAAGTTTCAAGGCGCAGATGCTTCCAAATTAAGTGCAGATCATGCAGCAGTAATAGATTTGGCCATTGCTCGTGCAAAAAAGAGTGGTATGCCTTCTGTAGTTTTAGGGTTCAGTGCATATTATGGAGTTTATGTTCACGAGAATGTTGGTGTTAACTTTACAAAGGAAGGTTCTGGTGCTAAGTTTTTTATTTCAGCAGTTGACCGCACAGCAGATGAAGTGCTGCAGGTTATATACGAGGAGGCACGAATAAAAAAATGAATCCGGCATCCGAAGACATCAAAGATATGCTTGAGGCTGAGTCTGGTTTAGGTTTGGTTTTTCCTACAAATCTTTTTATCGGAAGGGAGCCCTCAACGCCAATTGATGCGGTAACAATTTTTGATACGCCTGGGGCGCCACCACAATTGACATTCAATAAGACTGAGGTGCTTGAGAGACCATCGATCCAAATACGTGTTCGGAATAATGATTATCTAGTTGGTTGGGCTCTTGCGAATGATATCAAAACATTTCTGCACGGAAAGAGCGAAGAGACTTGGAATGGGACAGTATATCTTTTGGTAAAATGCGTCAACACTCCTTTCTTGCTTGGGACTGGCAAAAAGGGAGATGCTTGGTTTGTGACAAATTTTGAATTACAAAGAAGATAAAACACGAAAGGAGGTGAAAACGAAATGGGCAATCCAGTAACTGGTATGGGAGCGCAGCTTCGGAGATGGGATACTGTCACAGCTACGTATTCAGCTCTGTCTAACGTCACCAACATTAGTTGGGACGGAATGTCAAGAGACTTAATCGAAACCACAGCGCTTGATACCGCTGGTGGATACAAAACGTTCATCACAGGTCTTCGAGACGCTGGGGCAGTCACTCTCCAGATCAACTTTACGCGGGATGTTTATGAGACGCTAAAAGGTGATTTCGATAGTGATGTGGTCAAGTATTATGAGATTGTTTTACCGGACACCGACAACACAACTCTGGAGTTCGAGGGGTATGTCACGGAAATTCCTATGGGCATTCCGCCGGACGCCGCGGTCAGCGCAAATGTGACAATCAAAATCACTGGGCAGCCGACGATGAATTCTGGTAGTGGTCCCAGTCCGGGAGTGTAATAACTAATAGATGCTAATCAAGCATTTTCGTTGTAAGGAGGAAGTTGAAAATGGCGTTGCTAAATAGAACACAGTTGCTGGAGAAGCAAAAAATCGAAGTCAAAAAAGTCGAGCTGGGCAAAGATAGTCATGTTTTTGTCCGCAGTATGTATGCAGGAGAGCGTGACGCATTCGAAAGCTCACTTCTGAAAGAAGTCAGAGGCAAAGATGGCATAGATTATGAACGAAACCAAAAAGATTTTCGTGCTAAGCTGGCGGTCTATTGCGTCTGTGATAAAAAGGGCAAGCGTATATTCAGACCAAGTGATTTCGCTCTCCTCAGTGAAAATATGAGCGCAGAACGGATGGAGCGAATTGTAAATGTGGCGCAAGCACTAAACAGGATCAGCGAGGATGATCGTGAAGCGCTTGTAAAAAACTCCGAAGGCGTCCGGAGCGCCAATTCTACTTCCGGCTCGCAAGACAACTAGGGTTTGCTCATCCTGATCATTTGTTGGCGGAGTTAACGGCAGAGCAATTAGAGGAATGGAAAGCATACGACAAACTAGATCCATTGGGCGAACTTCGTCAGGACTTTCGCTTTGCTACTCTCTGGGCTCGGATCCTCAACCTGGCAGTAGCAGTCATGACGCCGAAGGGGCAGAAAGCTGCCACCGTCAGTCCGGCAGATTTTATGCCAAGATGGGGAGAGACTTTTGATGAGTATACACCAACTGAAGACGTCGAAAATCAAGGGCAAACAATAGAGGTTATGAAATTGTTATTTGCTGATATTGCCGGGAAAACCAAAAGGAGTGATAAACCAAAGTGAATCTTGGAACTCTACAGGCTGACCTTGGCGCAAATACAGCGATGCTGCGGGCAGACTTGGCTAGAGCTAAACGATTATTCGTGGGCTTTAGCCGGTCTGTTACTGCACCATTGCGCATAGTAAGGAATAGTCTTAATCGCATTCGTTCTGCATTTTTTGGTATCAAAACCATGATTGCAGGCACCGTTGCTATTATGGCGACGAGATCCTTTATAAAATTTGGAGCAGCTTTCGAAAGGACGATGTCTATTGTCCGAGTTGTGTCTGAAGCGACAAACAAGGAGATGGAAAAGTTCCGAACGCAAGTTAAAGCTCTTGGGGAGACTACTGAGTTTACCGCAACTGAGGCTGGCGAGGCTCTTAAATTTTTATCTATGGCAGGTCTGAGCGTTGTTCAGGCCATGGGCTCTCTTCCGCATACTCTTGATTTGGCAACAGCAGGACAAATAGGTCTTGGACGAGCTGCTGACATTTCAACTAATATCATGTCTCAGATGGCGCTTGAGGTGCGCGATCTAACGATGGTCAATGATGCACTTGTTGCTGTCCAGTCTACGGCGAATACAAATATTGAAGAGGCTTCACAAGCTTTCGTTTACGCTGGTGCGAAAGCCCGCACATTCGGTACAGACGTAGTTCAATTGGCTTCCTTGATTGGGATACTTGCAAATAATGGTATCAAGGCTACGATGGCAGGTACCACTCTGCGGCAATCCATGATAAAGCTAATCAAACCAACTTCTGATGGTAAGGCAATTCTTAAGGAGTATGGTATCGAGGTGCAGAATGTAGACGGGACGCTCAGGAGCTTTGTTGATGTTATTAAGGAGATGGCAGACGCACAGCTGAATGCAACTGAGATCACTACTCTGTTCGGTGCTCGCGCAGGCAATATTGAACTCATCCTGAAGTCAGGCTCACAGGCTATTGGAGATTATATTGATAAGGTTCGTTCGATGAGGGGAGTTGCAAAAAGTGCCGCAGACACAATTCGTAGTGATATTTTAGGTTCGTTGATGGAACTCAAATCCGCTTTGCAGGGTGTAGTGTTGAGGGCATGGGATAGATACAAAGACGGTATCCAAGCGAATGTAAAGGCGGCAACAAAGTTTGTTAGAAAACACAGTGATGATGTGATGGATATATTGGGCGCATTAGAGCATGGTGTTAAGAATGTTTTGCTTAAACCAGGATTTGCTGCTGAGTTCTTTCCTGAACTCGGAGGTATGATGTTCGATGCCCTGCTTGCAGGATCTCAAGCTTTCCTCCGTTTGTCTACTGCATTTTGGGACGTGTTTCTGGATCCATTTGCTGAAATTTTATGGGCAAAGATGAAAGCTTTTCTCCAGAATGCTCCTTCAAGAATTGCAAATTGGGCAAAGGAAAAAGAAATAAAAGCTACCATCGCCATATATAAAAAATTAGCGGATCTTTCTCCAGCTGGTCCCGGAAAAATGATGGCCAATATAGCAGTAAAGGATGCGGAAAGAACTTTGGATTCATTTTATAAACATTCTCGGAAGAGAATGGAAGAGTTGGATGCCGTTCTTGATAAAGAGTATGGTTGGAATATGCAAGAGGCTCGTGAGCTTGATCCTAAAGTAATCAACAGAGCACGTGAGAGTGTGGCTGGTATCAAACCAGATATCGTCGATCCATTCATTAGGAAACAGAAAGAAAGATTCAAACCATATATGCCTGATTTGCCTCCTCGACAAACAGAGATGCAGAAGGCAATCGCAGATAGGATTAATGATCTAAAGCGTATCAATGAAGGGATGGCAGCTCGCATTGCTAAGGATATGCGCAAGTTCCAAAGTTTGCCAGAAGGAGCGCCGTATAAAGATGTTGTCCAAAATCGTCTTGAGCGAATGAGGAGCAGATATGAAGCTCGCAAATTGGACATGGCTGATCCTCAGCAATTAGAAGACGAAATAAATAAAAGATTGAGGAAAGAGGCAAAGGCGGCAGAAGGTGTGCAAGGAGCGACATCTGCCAAGGGTGCGGACAACTCAGTTAATGTAAGCATCAATGTAGAAAATTTGTCAGGTGGAGAAGAGGCGATGGATCAACTCAAGGAAGTTGCTGAAGAAACTGTCGAGAATGCATTAAAAAAACGTGACCAAAGATTGAAAATTCCTTCGAATACGATCAGTCAGAATAGGATGTATGCCTTCTACTAAGGAGGGGCATTGTGGCAAAAGAAACATACTATGCAATTGATCCAATATCTTCGGCAGCAATTGTCTTGAATGATAAAACAGGCACGCCTCCTACTCAAGTATTGGCATTCACTAGCCGGGGATCGAATGAAAGACTGACTGGAACGTATGTTGGATGTAATACCTCTTTTACATACCAACGAGATAAAAGTGAAATGATTCTGAAAGTTTTACTACAAATTAGATCGCATAGCATGGAGGAGGTTTATGATAAATTAGAGGATCTGAAGGATGCTCTCAAAGGAGATGTTCGTATTCCTGGAGGCACAAAGCTTTTCAATTTTAGGGTTGCCGTTTCCTCTGGAACTTATTATGGATATGAAAAATGTAGCTGGATAGGATTTCGTCCCAACTGGCGTGCCCAATATACCTATGATGATGAAGAATATATATTGGTGAAACCGCCAGTTTTTACATTGGTAGATATTATAATGAAAACTGCTTGGACAGATTTAACAGAATTGGATTGAAAGATGGGCGCTATTTTATACAGGGTGCAAAGCCTGGTGCTTGGTGAGAATGTTTTCGAGATTATGGAGAATGGAAGCATTCGCTGTTTCGAAATCAATACAAGCGTAAACTCATCTGATATTCCTGACAATTGTAAATTGGTCATCAAGGATTCGAATGGGGACTCTGTTTTTGGAGTTGATCTATATGGTTCTGTATACATAGCAGATACAGTGCATGCCTTTGCTGCCATTCCATTTGTTTATGATATTAGCCCAATAGATGGGTCAGTGGATGGTGGAGATACGATTGTTATTACAGGCTCTAAT